ATATCAATAAATGGGACGGACACTGTTGATAATTACTTTTTCAGTTGGATACATTGCTTCTACAAGTTCCGTGATGTAGGATCTTTCAGCACGATCAGATTCAATTTCAAAGTTATGCCTACGACCTCTAGAATCGATCCAGGCACCAGAGCAAGTGTGTTGTGTCATTGTGTTAATTAAACGAAAGGATAACGATTAGAGAATTTGCCATCTTGCCAGATATATGAACCACCACCTAAACAATCATCACCTATCTCATCCACTGATATATCATTACCGAACAAACCAAACTCCTCATCACCCTTCTCAAATACGGTCACGGTTGATGATCGACAGGCATGAAGTTCAATGTAAACTGTATCAGTAATGTCAGCGAACTTTCGTGTGATAAAGTTATCAATGTTATCATACAATGGTTCGTGGATTCTATCAATCCAAATTAAATCACGGTCACCATCTTCATATCGCTCCTCGTAATCTTCATCCTGCCAACATTCAACGGTACAAAGTTCACCTTTTTCAGTGTCAAATACAACAGACATTAGAGAGACCTCAGAATAGTTTGACGTGCTTGATATGCTTGATGTTGTGAATTAAATGTAGCAATCTTGGTGAAGTCATCTCTCCAATAGATTGCCCACTTATGTGAACCCCACACACCTTTTACGATGATGGGGTTATCAATGCCGAGAGGATAACTCATTTGATTAAACCTTCGTTGAAAAGTGCTTCGCAAGTTCTACCATAATGACCCTGTAACCATTGATATGCTTTAGTATCAAAGATTTCTTGAAAAAGAGTCAAGAACTCATGTTCTTCAATGATACCTTGCTCGTACTTTAGGAGGAGGTCGGTGTTAGGCATTTGAGGTTTGTGTGCTTATACTATAGTGGACGTTTAGAGGTAACTAACAATAATCAGAAAATGTTAGTCCATCTTTTGTGTTGCTCTTGTGTGATTCTGAAGTCTGCTAATGCACCATCACAGACTCTACAAAATACATCAAACTTCTCTAATCTGTCCATGTTAGGATCAATTCTATTTGCGGTTTTACCCACAACTTTCAGGATTTGTGTTTTAGTCATGATCAATAATGTGATTCAGAGTCAGTTACAGTTGAAAGATAGTAATAGATCCGTGGATAACATTTTGCGTTCATCTCACCATCATCATCATCTCTGTCCAGAAAATCATACAAATAGCGAAGACGATTGTATGGGTCTGCTAGATGTTTTTCGACTGCTTTGTTCATGAGTAGTGATTAGCGAGAGGGATCAGATTGGATTCTTCAACAACACTCGGGAGAGGAGTAGTTGCGAACTTGTGAAAGGTTTTACCCTCATCACCTTCATTCATAATGTCCTCAACGAGATTACCTGTTACAGTGACAACGTAGGAACCCACATAGGGTGCCTGGTAGTGTTCGGAGAGGATTGAGATCGCTTTAGTAGTATTCATACTATAGCGGACCTTTAGAGGTTACTAACTTTATTACAACGTTCTTTTGTGATTTGAATATAATCTTCTGACAAATCTATGCCAATAAACTCTCTATCGATATTGATACATGCCACTCCTGTTGTACCTGAACCACAGAAAGGATCGAGGACTTTGCCACTAATAGGACTATAAATCTTTACGAGATACTCCATCAAACTGACTGGTTTTACGGTAGGGTGGTTGTTACCTTCCCCCTTCTCTTTACGAGTTGCGCGAGGAGCATAGAAGTATTTTTGATGTTCTGGTTGTACCTCACCGATTATGTTTGATGGATACCTACCAGCAGGATTTGCGTCCTTTGTGCCATATTCAGCACCTGTGCCCTTTGTGTTACCTTCCTTGCCAAATGTGCGACGACGAGCACCACCAGCAACCCAACCTTTCGGAGGTTCCTTATCCCATGGCACACGGGTATTCTCTACATCTATAATGCCACATCCCCACTTCTCGAAGTTACTTTGGAGTGAACCTTTGTATGGTTTCTGTGCTACAACAATCGGTTCATGAGCAGGTTTCAATCTGTTATGTTTGGGCATCTTGGTGGTAGTCATCCACATAATCTGGTCTTTAATAGTAAAACCAGCGTCCTCCACATTCACCGCCATTCGGTGATACAATTCAGGAGAACAGAAAGATAACAAGAACGCACCCGGTCTTAAAGTTCTATAAACCTCACGCCAGATCTCTACAGTGGGGACAGCATAATCCCACGAATCCATGCCCATACCGTAAGGAGGGTCAGTGATACAAGCATGAAAAAGATTCTCATCATAAGTGGAGAGAACCTCTTGACAATTACCAGCAGTGATTGAGAACATTGGATTCGCAAGTTTGGCGTTCAGAGTGTTTGAAATAGTCTTTCTTTCCAGCACCACTTTGAGTATACATGTTGCGGATATAAAAGTCAAATCCGCGAGAATCTTCCTGCCAACCATCTTCCGACTGATACAATTTCAGAACGGAGTTAAGTTCTTCGGTCAGATTAGCATAGAGTTCACGTTTCTTATCACTGACAACATCGTCAGCAAAGAATACTGTAGTCTCATCATATTTGGCACTAGAAAAGATGTAGACCACACCTTTTTTAGGCAAACCACCATTGTAAGTGGGGAAAGTTTGCTTGCTTGACTTACACTCAAGGTCAACAGTTTTACCTGTTGGGAGTGTTACTCTGAAGTCAGGACTGTTCTGGATTCCATTAGGTTGAGCAACATAATCAATGTTATGTTTGATTAGCAGTTCTTCAACCTGTTGTTCATGAAGCGGGTTATCCTGACTGTTTGACTTGTAACCAAGGGTCAGAACATCTTGAAAGAATTGTTTCATAGGATCTCGGACTTGATTGCCCGTTGATGCTTACAATAGTATGGACGTTTAGAGGTAACTAACAATAATTACTTGAATCTGCTGTTAGTAAAGTTAGCATAACTGAACTCCTCACGGTTGACAAGTTTGATAGCACCATCTAGTGTCCAGTATACAAAACCCTCACCCACAGTTGGATCACCATTAGGCAAGAAAGTTTGGAAGTCAGAGTAAACAATCATGTCCTCAATCATCTCTTGCTTACGCTCAATGACCCACAGATACAGGTTGGCAAGATACTCACAACGCAGAATAGTTGTAAGGATCTCGTCATCAAGTTTGTAACCAGATGCGATCAGTTGATTGATTGCTTGCTTGGCACGATTTGCCTGCTTTGGTGTCAAGAACTGAACCATGCTAGTATCAATCTTCGGCAAATCTTCATTGCGATAGATGCGATCAACCGAGGGCATTACGAACTTGACGTGAACAGTATCATCGAAACATTCACGCAGTGGCAGAGGAGTAGCATCGCAAAGATCACCATCAACGTAATACTTTGTGTGAGGTGCGATGACAAGTTTCTGCTCAATCTTCTCGGGGAAGACATAAGTCAAAGTGTTGTTGGTAAATTCACTCTGACGACCGAAACCAATAAAGTCACCCTGATACACACCTTCCGTGCGTGGAAGATACTTAAGCATCAAATACAGCAGGTCAGCAACATCTTCCTGATGTCCAAAATGCTGGTGGATGTCTTCAACAGTGTAGCAAAGGCGAATCTTTTTCTTGTTGAATGCTGCCTTGGTACATACAAAGAATTTGCCCTGATAAGTGCCCCAAACAATAGCAGGAGCACCGTCAATTTTCAGACCGATGTGAAACGCAGACCCATAAAGGTCATCAAAAATAGAAAGGTCACCCGTGAGGATAGTATCTTCAGGGTGTTCGAGATGAGTGTTTGCCATACTATAAAAGACGTTTAGGGGTTACTAACAATAATGCTTTACAATCCTCTCGCAGTGAGTTCATTATCGACCACTTGTTCGATAGTCTCAACAACAAAGGAATGATCTTCCGTGTTGATTGCTTCCAAGATCAATTTAGCATCGGTTGGTGATACTTTCTCTAAATTTGTAGATTCTTCACCCTCTGTCATTAAATCATCATGGGTGATAATCCACGCAGCACATGGTGCTTTAGAACTTAACTTTGCCTCCAAAGAATTGACATATGTTTTCAACTCTGCGATGGTCTTTAATTTCTTCATCATGACTTTTTACGGGATCGCTTGTGTTTATCTATAAAGTTTATTGCTGATTGTCTATTTCTACACACCTTAAGTACGTTTGCTTGATGAACAACAGCGAGTTTAGTTGTGCTGCCAGCAATAGGCACAGCAGCATACATTTTGGGATCATCATACTTACCGACGATGAATCCCTCCTCGTATGGTACAGCATCAAGCAAACTTGTTCTGGTATATGTTATCTTCATCGGCGCACCACTGAATCCATGATTTCACCTTTTTCAAACACAGTGTCAACAACCCTCTGTAATGCTCGCTCGGTAGCGATACCCACATTGGAATAAACAGGGACACAAAGTAGACCATAGGACTTGGAATCGCCACCCTTACGGAGAACACGACCCACAGTCTGTGTCATCTCAATGACATCCATGTTACGCAGGAAGATAACACATTCAAGTTCAGACACATTGATACCTTCGGCAAGGATTGAACGATGAAGTACAACAAACTTGCGATCAGGTTCTTTACCCCAAGCGTTCAGAACTTCAAAGAACTTCTCGCGGGATACTTTCTTGCCATTGATAACAGCACCAGTCTTGGAAGTGATGTAGAGATAATCATATCCACGCTTCTCAAGTTGATAAGCAAAATCAGTCTGAAACAGGTTGATAAGTTGCTTGGTGGTTCTCACACAGGTGAGAATCTTCTTGATGCCGATGTCATCAATCGTCCTGATGATGTTGTTAGAATCCATGCCA